TCACGTTTTTGATCCTCTAGTGCAGGCAGCTATTGCAAGCAAGCATTTGTATGTATTCGCTACTACTACTATGAACGCCGATGGTACTGCAGGTCGTTTTACAGTTGAGTTAGAATACTCAGTACATTAAGTAAGTAAGTAACCCTGCTGTGTAGTAATTGCATGGCGGGGTTGCACTAATATCTATATAGTTATGTACCTTAACATGGTATAACTGTCCTTGGTCATAAAGGAGTTATACCATGTTTAGAAGATTATTTAAAGCAATGCAACGTAGTCAAATGCGTAGAGTAGAATACTGGCAACTAAATAACATGTCAGATCAAATGCTCAAAGATATAGGAATTACTCGTGGCGAAATCAGGGACAGGTTCTACAACCAAGAAAAAGTCTGGCGTTAATGCGGCAGGTAATTACACTAAGCCTACTATGCGTAAGTCTCTTGTGGCCTCCGTTAAGGCTAGCGGCAAAGGTGGAAGCCCTGGACAGTGGAGTGCTAGGAAAGCCCAGATGGTTGCTAAACAATATAAAGCTAAAGGTGGAGGTTATAAATAATGGCACTAACTAATCAGAATAAAAAGAAAGTTAAAAAAGTTATTAAGGGTTTAAATAAAGCCTCTAAGCTACACGCAGGTCAAGCTAAAGTTTTAAAAGGCATGACAGGTAAAAAAGTTAAATAACTATGACAAAGAAAAAAGATCCTAAGGTAGGCACAGGTAAAAAACCTAAAGGTTCTGGTAGAAGACTTTATACGGATGAGAATCCTAAAGATACTGTATCTATAAAATTTGCTACAGTAAAAGATGCTAAAGAAACTATTGCAAAGGTAAAAAGAATAAACAAGCCTTATGCTCGTAAGATTCAAATATTGACAGTATTAGAGCAACGTGCTAAGGTGATGGGTAAGACTGAGATAGTTAGGCTTGCAAAGCAAGCAAAGCTGCAGTTAAAAAAGCAGAAGGATAATGCTTAATGCCCTACCTCCAAAGCAATATACCACACTTTAAAGCGTGGGTACGACGTGAATACACTAAGAATATGGAAGAGTATCACGGAGAGTTTCTACACTGTTTGGTAGTAGCCGTCACTACAATGCCAAATAGAACACTTAGCTTCCAAGTAATCTTTACTGGATGCGAGTCTGATGAAGAAGATGACCCTAATGTTCACGGTGGAGCAATGTGGGCTAGGATGCCTTTAACAGCTTTGGTAGCAGACACACGCTATGAGGAATGGCCTGAAGAGTTACCTCCCTATCTGGCGCAACCTTGGGATTGTATGTCGCACACACACTCAGTCTATAAGATAGAACGAGCAAGCCCAGCGCCTTGGATAGCAAAAGTAGATGGGGAGTTTTACCCTGCTAAGTACTACTTCACTGTAGACTATACAGATAATGAAGTGGCAGATGACCCTGCACAACACAAGCAGTCTCACGTACTGGAACTGTTAGATGCAGGGGAATACACAGGTAACATGGTTGCGTTACCTAACAACAGGGTAAGGGTTACTCACCCTGCTTGGTTTGAAACAGGAGAAGGTGCTCCTGACTTTAGACCAAATCAGCATACGTTTAATTCTAAAGAAGACGTAGATTATGTTTGGGATACCCAAAGAGTTTTTAACAATCTTTATCAGGAGACAGAAAAATGAAGATGAAGAAAAAGGGAATGGCTAAAGGCGGAGCCATGAAGAAAAAAGGAATGGCTAAAGGTGGAGCCATGAAGAAAAAAGGCATGGCTAAAGGTGGAGCTATGATGAAGAAAAAAGGTTATGCTGCTGGTGGTGCAAAGCCAATGAAGAAGAACCCTGCAACAGGTGAGATGATGCCTGCCTATGCTATGGATGGCAAAGGTAAGATGAACAAGGGTGGCATGGCAAAGAAAAAAGGTATGGCTAAAGGTGGAGCCATGATGAAGAAAAAAGGTTATGCTAAAGGCGGTATGAAAAAAGGTTATGCTAAAGGCGGTAAGGTTATGACTTACAATGTTGGCGGTATGGTAAAGAGCAGTGGCAGTCTTAACACTGGAATTAAAAAAGCTTAATGGCTTTAAAGAAATCTCAGAAAAGTCTTAAGTCTTGGACCAAACAGGATTGGCGAACAAAGAGTGGTAAGCCTTCTACCCAAGGTCCAAAAGCTACTGGTGAAAGATACTTACCTAAGAAGGCTATTAAGTCTCTTAGTTCTTCTGAGTACGCTGCTACGACTAAAGCTAAACGTAAAGGAACTTCTGCTGGAAAACAAAACGTAGCTCAACCAAAGAAAATAGCAGCTAAAGTAAAACCGTATAGGAAAAAAACATGAGGAACTATCTTAAGCGTATTTTACGTGCAGTACTTAATAGGGCTTGTCCCTGCAACAAATGTGAATGTTCATAAGGGATAAAATTTATGGCTAAAGAAACACTACAGCAACACTTGAATAGAAAACTTAAGGAAAAAGGTACTTCCTTAACAGACGAAAAGAAAAAGGCTGGTAAGTATAAGTCTATTTCTGCAGCCCAAAAAGCAGGTTCTTTATATTATACCGACAAGAACGGCAAGGTTATGGCTGCTGTTTTTGCAGGTGACTTAAAAGAAAAGACTACTAAACCACCAGTAAGACCTAAAACTAGACCACCTGTAAAGAAACCTAAGGCGTATAGTGGTCGTGGTGGTGGTGCAGCAGAAGTAAAGAAGCGTAACACTGACATAGAGTCTCCTACGATGAAAGCAAAACGTAGGGAAAAGGCTAAAAAAGGTTACCAAACTTTAGGTGATATGCGAGCAGGTGGTAGTAGAGTTCCAAGGCTTATGCCTAAGGGAAGAGCAGCTGTCAAAGAAATTAAAGCTGCAGGTCAAGAAGAACTTGATGCTAGAGCTTCTCGCGCTAAAAGGTATACAAAAGATCAGTGGGATTCTATGAGCCGTGGCAGACGAATTGAGTTGGGGTTACCTGTGTCTGCTAAAGAGGTTAGGGGCGGTAATGCTACATTTAAGGGACAGACAAAAAGAAGTGCTGATCCTCTTAAACTAGCTAGTCCAAAAAATAGGAACTAACTTAAATAAAAGTAAGGACTAATCTTAATGGTACGTCAATTAACAGAAAAACAACAAAAGTTCTTAGACGTTCTTTTTGATGAAGCACAAGGCGACCCAGTTAAAGCAGTCAAGCTTTCTGGGTACGCTGAAGGCACGTCTGCTTCTTCGGTAACAGGTTCCTTAGTAGATGAGATTGCAGAACTAACTAAAAAGTTTATTGCACAGTCATCTACTAAGGCTGCTTACACAATGTTTAGTGTGATGGCTGATCCTACAGACCTAGGAGTTAAAGAAAAGATGCTTGCAGCTAAGGACATCTTAGATAGAGCAGGCTTTACTAAAACAGATAAGGTAGAAGTGAAGACCTCAGAACCTCTCTTCATCCTGCCATCTAAGGAGTCTGATGACTAAAAGAGCAAGTAAAGCAGAATATCCAGATAAGGTAGAGTGGAGGATACCTTTGAAAGGAGAGATGGGTGAATGGTATCCCATCATACGAGTAGGACGACACATACCCTTTGGTTATAAGCAGGACGAGGATGATCCAGATCTTCTTATTCCGATTCCAGAAGAACTAGAACTTCTAGAAAAAGCAAAACTCTTTCTCAATGAGTACAGTGTTAGACAAGTAGCCCTGTGGTTATCTAAAAACTCTGGTAGAAAGATCTCACATGTAGGGTTATATAAACGTGTCCGAATCGAAGAAAAAAGGCGCAGGTCGTCCAACAACTCTAGGCAATATGCCAGGCGGTATAAAGAGGCGGCAACCAAAGCGGAAAAAATCGAAAAGCAACGTATCGGAGGTAGAGCCACAAGAACTATCAACGGACAGCAAAACTGGGAAGACGTTAATCCTTGGGTCGAAGACGAAGACTCCAGCGACAGTTAAGCCAGCGCCTTTCGATGTTGAAGCTGCACAGGAAATTATCTTTGAGCCTAACGCAGGACCACAGACTAAGTTTCTAAGTGCCACTGAACAAGAGGTTCTATACGGTGGGGCAGCTGGGGGTGGAAAGAGCTACAGTCTAGTTGCTGACCCTGTTCGTTACTTAAACAATCCTAATGCTAGGATGCTTTTGGTTCGTCGTAGTACTGAAGAACTAAGAGAACTTATCTCAGTCTCTAAGCAACTATACCCTAGAGCAATACCTGGTATTAAGTTTATGGAACGAGACAAGACATGGGTGGCACCAAGTGGAGCTACACTCTGGATGTCCTACCTAGACCGTGACGATGACGTTATGAGATACCAAGGTCAGGCCTTTAATTGGATTGGCTTCGACGAGTTGACGCAATGGGACTCAAGCTATGCGTGGACTTATATGCGCTCAAGATTACGTACTACTAAAGCATCAGGGTTACCTCTCTACATGAGGGCAACAAGTAACCCAGGTGGACCAGGACACCAGTGGGTAAAACGAACTTTTATTGATCCAGCTGAGCCAGGTAATTCGTACTGGGCTACAGATCCAGAAGGTGAAACAATCTGCTGGCCTAAGGGACACACTAGAGCAGGAGAACCACTGTTTAAAAGAAAGTTTATTCCTGCTACTCTGTTTGATAACCCATACCTTTCAGACGATGGTATGTACGAAGCTAACCTACTCTCTCTACCTGAGCACCAAAGACGACAACTCCTTGAAGGTGACTGGGATATTAACGAGGGAGCAGCATTCTCTGAGTTTAATAGGAAGATTCACGTAGTAGACCCATACGACATACCTTCTAGCTGGACTAGGTTTAGGGCATGTGACTACGGATACGGATCTTACACTGGGGTTGTTTGGATTGCTATCGCACCAGACGAACAGTTAATTGTTTATAGGGAGTTATACGTATCAAAAGTTTTAGCTACAGATCTAGCAGAAACTATTTTAGAACTTGAATCAGCAGAAAAAATAAGGTATGGTGTTCTTGATAGTTCTTTGTGGCATAAACGTGGAGACACAGGACCAAGCCTAGCAGAGACTATGATTATGAAAGGATGCCACTGGCGTCCATCAGACAGATCAAAAGGTTCACGTGTTGCAGGTAAGAATGAAATACACAGACGACTACAGGTTGATGACTTTACAGAAAACCCAAGGATGGTCTTTTTTAATAACTGCACTAATACAATAGCCCAGCTGCCTTCTATTCCTCTTGATAAGAACAACCCAGAAGACGTAGACACCAAAGCAGAAGATCACCTATACGATGCTTTACGTTATGGAGTAATGACAAGACCAAGAAGCAACCTGTTTGATTTTGATTCAACTGATCAGAGAACAGGCTTTCAAGCAGCTGACCCTCAATTTGGATACTAGACTAAGGATCTACTATGGAAGAAGATGACATCTTGAATGAAGAAGTAAACATGGATGCCTCAGAAGTGTCTTTTATTGAAGATTCTGAAGAGGGTCTTAATACCGATGAACCTGTTGGCTCTATACTACAGTACGTTCAACAACGTTTTTACAAAGCAGAAGAGGCAAGGTATACTGAAGAGCAGCGTTGGATTAAAGCTTACAGAAACTATAGAGGACTGTACGGGCCAGATGTTAGCTTCACTTCTACTGAGAAGTCTAAGGTATTTGTTAAAGTAACTAAGACTAAAGTACTTGCTGCCTACGGTCAGATCGTTGAGGTACTCTTTGGTGCCAACAAGTTTCCAATTAGTATTGATCCTACCGTACTTCCTGATGGTGTACTTGAAGCTGTTTATGTTGAGACGGACGAAAACGTCAAGAAGATGAATGCTGATGGTCAGGTAGATATACCAAAACTAGAACCAGGTGAAACATTTCCTGAGTTTCAAGAGCGTCTTGCTGGTCTAAGAAGTAAACTTGAGCCTTTAGGTGATAAAGTTAAAGAAGGTGAGGGAACTACTCCAACTCAAGTTACCTTCCATCCAGCTATGGTTGCAGCTAAGAAGATGGAAAAGAAGATACATGACCAACTAGAAGAGTCTAATGCACGTAAAGAACTACGTACAACAGCCTTTGAGTGTGCACTGTTTGGCACAGGTATCATGAAGGGTCCATTCGCAGTAGACAAAGAGTATCCTAACTGGTCAGAAGAAGGTGAGTACGATCCCATAATAAAAACTGTACCTAAGTGTTCTTCTGTTTCTACATGGAACTTCTACCCAGACCCTGACGCAATCAACATGGACGATGCAGAGTACGTTGTTGAGCGTCACAAGATGTCTCGCACACAGCTACGTGCACTTAAGCGGCGTCCATTCTTTCGTAAAAATGCTATTGATACAGCTGTATCTATGGGTGAGTCCTACACTAAAGAGTGGTGGGAACAGATCATGGAAGACGAAGCCAACGAGTCTAAGGCAGAACGCTATCAGGTACTTGAGTTCTGGGGCAACGTAGACGTAGCTCTTCTTAAAGATCAGAAGGTAGACGTTCCTGAAGAGTTAGACGAGTACGATCAAGTATCCGTAAATATCTGGACTTGTAACGGTCAGGTTCTACGTCTTGTCCTAAATCCTTTCACTCCTTCTTATATACCTTACTACTCAGTTCCTTATGAGGTAAACCCTTACAGCTTGTTTGGTGTAGGTATTGCTGAGAACATGGACGACACACAGACCTTAATGAATGGCTTCATGAGGATGGCAGTAGACAATGCTGCTCTCTCAGGTAACCTAATAATCGAGGTTGATGAGACAAACTTGGTGCCAGGCCAAGACCTATCTGTGTACCCAGGAAAAGTCTTTAGGAGACAGGGGGGTGCACCAGGACAAGCCATCTTCGGCACTAAGTTCCCTAACGTATCAAACGAGAACCTACAACTCTTCGACAAGGCTAGAGTACTAGCTGATGAGAGTACAGGCTTTCCTTCCTTCGCTCACGGTCAGACAGGTGTGTCAGGTGTAGGACGTACAGCTTCTGGTATCTCAATGCTTATGTCTGCTGCCAACGGTAGTATTCGTAACGTAGTTAAGAACGTAGACGACTATCTCCTTGGCCCACTAGGTAAAGCTTTCTTTAACTTCAACATGCAGTTTGACTTTGACCAAGACATCAAGGGTGATCTAGAGGTTAAGGCTCAAGGTACTGAGTCACTGATGGCTAACGAAGTAAGGTCACAACGACTGATGCAGTTCCTGCAGGTTACACAGAACCCAGCCCTAGCTCCGTTTGCTAAGATGGACTACGTAATGCGTGAGATTGCTAAGTCTATGGACCTAGACCCCGACAAGGTAGTCAACTCAATGGCTGACGCTAAGCTACAGGCAGAGTTGTTTAAAGACTTCAGAGAGCAGAACCCAGAACCTGCAGCACCACAAGAGGGTGTACCACCACAGGCAGGACCACAGGGGGCACCAGCGGGTGCTCAGGTGCAGGATACGTCTGGGGCAGGGGGAGGTACTATAGGTACTGGTACAGTCCCTCAGCCAGGAGAACAGGGCTTCTCAGGTAATACAGGTGAAGGTGCAGCATGAATAACCTAAAACCTTTAGTAAACGACAAGCCCTTGTGGGGAGCCTTCCAAGAGGAACTAGATAAAAGACTTACTGAGACACACAGGGCTATGGAGCAGACAGACAGTGCTAACTCTCTGTACCGTCTACAGGGTCAAGCTACTGCTCTACGTAAACTAAAGCAACTCAGGGAATATGTTAATGCCTGATCCATCTTTAAAACCACCAGTTGATACAGGTGAAAAAACAATTTCTGGTAGAACTATTTGGAATGATCCAGAGACAGGAGAAGATTACTCTGAACGTTCTAC